CTATTTGGTGGGGCTGACGACCTCGCCGAGGCGGCGGTAGACAGTCTTGGTGATCTGCTCTTTGGTGTGCCCGAGCAGCCGGCTTGCGGCGGAGAGGTCTTCGATCTCCGTCGCCGCCTTCGGCCTGATGTCGCTGAACCGAAACGCACGGATCAGCGCGGCCAGGTCGTCGTCGCCGGCCTTCGACGCAATCTCTGCCGCTTTCGCCCGTGCATCGTCCCAGCGGTTGCGCAGCATTCCGTAGCTCAGCCGAAGCCCGTCGACGTTGCAGATCAGCGGGGCGGTGATGCGCGCTTCAGCGATGTGGCGGGCCTTCAGCTGTTCCAGGAACAGTCCCAGCCCGGTTGGCTCTCCGTTTTCCTGCAGGCGGATACGGAGCTTCTTCTGCGTCTTCCCCTGGCCGACCAGCAGGTAGTCGCCGACGATGTCGCGCTTTCGCATTTTCAGCACGTCAGACGGCCGCTGGCCGGTGAGGTAGGCGAGGTCCATAGCGTCCTGCAGCTCGGTTACCGCCACGCTGTAAATGGCAGCCCAGACCTCGGGTGTTGCGTAGTAATCGCGGGGCTTTTCCTTGTTCTTTCGGAGCCCCGTGCAGGGGTTTGCGCGTGTTGTCAGCCCCCATTCCCGGGCGATGTTCATCATGTGGGAGAGCAGGGCGAGTTCGCGATTGGCGCGGGTCTTCGCCGACCGAGCGTCTCGATACTGTGCCAACTGATGGGTGGTGACCGACTCGATTGGCGCCATCTCGAACACGGGGCGGAGCTGTCGCAGCTCCGCTAGGTTGTCTCGCTGCGTTCGGGGCGCTTTAGTGGGGATAATCTCTCGTTCATACCGGTCGAACAGTGCCCCCATAAGGTGTGCCGGCTTCTCTACTGGCTTGGATTCCAGGGCGGCCCACTTGATTTTCGCGGCCTCCAAATCGGTGCCGAGCGGGATTTCAATCCGCTTACCCTTCGCATCCCGCCCGTTGTAGTAGTACCCAATCCACACGTCGCCGCTCTTCAGTCGCCGGGTACGGGCGATCATCCGGGGCGGCAAGACGTCCTGATTTTGCTTTGTCTTCGGCCGCACTACTTCACCTTTCCCAAGTCCATTTGCCATTCATCATGTGGCCGCTCTGCCGCGGCCAGCAATAGGCCGGGGTTCAGCCCGGCCAATTTCAATCGCGCGTAGAACCGGCCCACGATGGGCCGGCCTGCTCCGCTTAGTGCGTAGCGCCATCGCTCTGCGTCGAGCCAGCGCTGTTGTTCCCGCGGGCGGCGATATCCGGTGATGCTCGCCAGCTCCGCTTCCGTCAGCAGCTCCATCAGGTGCTGCGGGATTTCTTCTTCAGCCACGGTACGGCCTCCCCTGATACCAGATCTCGACCAACTCGTTGGCTCCCGCCGGGTCGGCCCACACGCCAATCGGCGTGTGCCAGTCGGCCAGGCTGAGTAGCTTGGCCTGGTGATGGGCTTCGTCGAGCGACACGGCAGGGCCTTCGGCGCGGAAGTCAAGCAGCATGCCTATCTGGTGCAGGATCGCTTCCTGCCCGGTGTAGCTGCAGGCCTGGCAGCCGCTGCCCGCGCAGAAGCGACATTCAGACATGGGCCACCTCCACCGGTTGCCGGTCTGCCCAGCGGAGCATCGCCAAGGCGTTCAGCCAGGCGCGCCGATCGCTCGGCGTGCTGCTGGTGTGGATGATCGGCCGCCCTGGCTTGAGCCAGCGCAGGTGGCCACCGTTTGTGCGTTGAGCCTGCCAGCCGTTCTCGGTGGCGTAGTCGTACAGCAGCTGCAAGGCCTTGCCATAACGCCGGCCCGACGTGATGACGATCCGGCTCATGGTGCATTCCTCGCGCCGCAGTTCGAGCAGTCCTGGAAGCGCTGGCGTTCGCTCAGGAAGCGGCCGCAGCCTTCGCAGTTGAGCCGGGTGCTGTAGCTGCGATATCGCGGGCGCTGGAGCTTGGGCAGCTTGAGGCCGACCGAGCGCAGCGCCTGCTTGTGTTCGAGCAGGCTGGCGCGGACTACCGGGCGGGAGCGCTCGGCGATGTAGCCGCACGGCCACAGCTCGAAGCCCTGGGCCAGGTACCCAGCGGCATCTGCCGCCCCTGGGTGGATCGCGTCGTCCAGGTTGGCGGTTGGGCCCTTGCCGCCGCGCCATACTAGGTCGTTTCCGTCCCACTCGCGCGCGTAGGCCACATATACGCGGCCGTCCTCGTTGCGGTAGGCCTCGGCTTCCGACCTGGTGAGGTACTGACAGCCGACTCCGACCTCTGCCCGGGCGCGGACGTAATCCGCCGGCCAAGGGAGGTCGGTATCGCGGCACTCGTACTGCTTGACCGCAGCCTCGCGGGTGAACTGCTCGGCGTCGTCTAGGTTCGAGGTGTAGCCACCGCCGTCGCGCCAGAACATCGCCCGGCTGCCGACGTTGCTGCGGCTGTCCTGCAGGTAGAAGAGGTCAGCCATGGGCCACCTCCAGGCGGCTCAGGCTGATTGCCATAGCCAGGGGGCGGCACCAGACCGGCATGTTGTTGAGGGTGAAGGTCTCGCCCATTTCGGAAAGCATCAGGGTGCTGAGCATCACGTTGGCGATTGCCTTGCCCGCCTTGCGGGGTACGGCGTTGCCGATGCGTTCGCGCCAGGCGCCGTCGTTGCTGCCATGCAGGATGAACTGCTTACCGACCAGCTCCAGGGCGCTGGTTTCGTCGTTGGGCTGCCAAATGTCCTCAGGGTCGAACATGGATTGCAGCGCGGCCAGTTCCAGGGTGGTGAACGGCCGGTTCCAGGTGTCGTGCGGGCTGCGGATGACGCAAGCCAGACGGTCGTTGGAGGCAGGCAGGCGAGTGTCTGCAACTGACCAGCGGCCGTTGTCGTGGCGTGCGCTGGCGGATACGGCGCCGGCCGAGCTTCCCCAGTCGACTACGCCGTAGTGGCCGCCGGTGAGGTAGGCGTCGCCCTTCTTGCGATTGAGGACACGCGGGTCGGCGACCGACTGCCAGCCACCTTGCACGCCCTTGCCGCCGGCGATGATGGTGCCTGCATGGCGATCAAATGGCACCACGCGAAAGTTTCCGGAGTGGCGGTTCCAGTCCGGGCGCGGGTCGGCCACGCTGAACGGGCCTTGCCCTGGGCTGCGCTGGCCAGTCACCACGCCGGAATGACGATCCCAGGGAATCACGCCGTACTGTGAGTATTCCGCCTTGCTGGCTGGGCGAGGGTCCGCGACAGAAAACGCACCGTTGGTTGGGCCGTTGCGACCGGCGATGGTGCCGGTGCTGTCGCCCCAGCCATGCACTCCCAGGTACCCCGCCTGGTATTCCGGGACGATGATTAGGTCGCGCAGGTAGCCGTCCTCGATCGTCAGGCGGTTGAGCGACCGCCAGTCCTTACCCGGTTCGACGAGGGCAAGCCGAACCCATGTTTTCCAGTGCAGCGCTGGAACGCGGTGCATCGGGCCAGCGAGGTCGATATCGCCAGGCATGGGCATGCGGTTGAGGATTTCGCCGACGCCGCGCAGGCTGTGGGTCTGCGGTTGATACAGGAATGCCGGCACGCTCTCGACGTGGCGGGCCACCAGCAGGAAGCGCGGACGGCTCTGTGCCAGCCCGGCAATCTTGCCGCAGTCGTGCACGGTTTCTTCCACGGCGTAGCCGTAATGCCTGAACAGCTGGACGATCTGGTCGAGCAAGTAGCGACCACGTGATGCCAACCGCGGGACGTTCTCGAAGACGATCAGCTTGACCGGTCGGTGTTGCCAGGCCTCCAGCATCAGCCAGACGCAGCGCAGCGTCAGCTCGTTCAAGGCCATGTACTTCGGTGTGAGGCTCATCGACTCAGGTAGCAGGCCAGACGCCCCCTTGCAGGGGCTGCTGATGAATACGCCATCTGGGTCTTCGTTGTTGGCTGCCCGGCGGATGTCGTCGAGCGTGGCTTCCTTCCAGCCTGCGGGCGGTTCCTCGCCGTGAAACGCGATGTACTGCTCGCGGGTGAATAGATCGAGCAGGGTGCCCTTGGTGCCGGTGAACTCTTCGAAGTCCGCCAGGCCGGCGGCGTCGATATCGACTCCACCGATGCAACGCCAGCTACCCAGCATGTTGGCGATCTGCAGTGAGCTGTCGTTGAAACCGGCGGCACCGGAACCCAGGCCGCAGCAGAACCCGAAGTGTTTGTAGGTGCGCTTAACGAGCATAGCGGCGCTCCTTCGCTTGGCGGATAGCGGCACGCTCGGCCATGAAGGCGGCCCACTCCAGATTCTTGCGTTGCTGGCGAATACGGCTGCAGGCGCGGTGCTTGCGGGTGGCGCGGGCCTTGCCGCACACGTCGCAGATGTGCGGCAGGTCCAGTGCTTTGCTGGCCATGGTTGGACGGGTGCGTGTGTCAGCCACGGGACACCTCCGCATTCTTGGCGGCGCGGGCTTTTTCGTATTCGCTGGGGACGATCTCGATGGCGCCCTCGATCCAGCCGGACGACGGCCGACCGGCGGCGACGTTCGCCAAGTGGTTGGCCTGGTCGATCTGGAACCCGAGGTGGAAGTAGGCAACGCCGGCGTGCTCGAACATTAGGCCGCCGCACAGCAACAGGTTGCCGGTGTTGACACCGAGGCGCTCCCAGTAGCGATGCCTGCTCAGCAGCGGCGGGCAGTTCTCACGCCAGAGGGTCAGCAGGCGCTTATGCTCTTCGCGGTAGGCGGCGCGTTCCTCCTTCGGCATGCCCTTGGGCAGCTTCACTGCGCTGCGCAGGTGCCGGTAGCCGTGGTCGTCCGGTTGGCGCCAGTGAAAGGTCAACTCGTCGCTGGCGGGTAGCATCAAGCCGCCGGCGAAGTTCGAGTCAATGTCGTGCATGCCGGCGACCTTGCCGCCGAACAGCTTGCCGAGCCGATCCAGACCTGCGCGGAGTTCTTCTTTCGCGGCAGCAAGCTCGAGGAGCACGGCGACGGTGGCCGGAGCGGACGACTTGTAGAAGTAGTAGGCCATGTCAGTTGCTCCCCATCAGCGCGCGGGTGAGGGCGTTGGGTTGCCCGATGGGGGTGACGTTGGCGGCATGCACGTGAACGGCCTGACCGTTGCGTGCCTTGATCAGAACAAGGTGATCAGTGACCGCAACTACTTCGCCTTCTCGGGCACTGATGCGGAAGCCGCGGCCAGTGGCCTTGGTGCCGACGTAGGACACCTTATCGCCGATGGCAAACGTGTTCGTGGTAGCCTCGGCGCCGCTGACTTCAGGGGTTTGTGCTTGCATGGTGCTTCTCCTTGGGGTTGGTAAGGCCTCGGGGGGTTGCCGCCCTCCGGGGCCGTCTTTTACGCCGCGACGTATCCGCCGGCGGTCTTGTGCAGCAGGCCCAGTTCAGCGGCCTGCTGCAGCAATCGGGTGGCCTTGCTGCTGCCTATCTGGAGTTCCTTCGCTACCTGCCTGACTGCCACCTTGGCGCCGCTCTGCGCTTCGGCGATGAGCTGCTGCAGCTCGGGCGGCAGGACCTGGGCGACGGCTGTTTCCGTGTCGGTTTCCGTTCGTTCCTGCTGGCGTTCCCCGGCCTGTTTCCGGTTCTCGGTTACGGCTAGTGGGGAGCGCTCCGCGACAGGGGTGGAACGCAGGGCGGCGAGGATCAGGGCCGGGACAACCTCCAGCGCGGCGGCAAAGCCGGCGCATAGCAGGGTGGCCAGTTCGAGGGGTAGGCCTGCGGCCTTGGCCGGGCGGGCGAGTAGGGTGGTCAGCTCTTGCGATGCGGAGTCTCTGCGCACCTGGGCGCGTTCGCGTTCGGCGTCGATGCGGGCCATGGCGGCTGTCTCCAGCTCCAGGGCGCGGCTGACCATGCCGCGTTCGCGCAGGGCGTTGGCCTGCTGGTGGACGGCGGCCGCGTCGGTGTCGAGCTGCTCGATGCGAGCGGCGTCGGCGTCGCGCTGTTCCACCAGGTCGGCCTTGCGCTGTTCGTGGCGGGCCTGGTACTCGGCGCGGCTGGTGATGATCGAGCTGTAGAGCCGGTCGTAGCTGGCCCAGCCGGATACGCCGCCCAGGGCGAGCGCGCAGGCCATCATCAGCAGCGCGCAGATGGTTCGTCGTGCCGCCAGCAGGCCAAGGGCCAGCGGCCAGGCGATGTACTTGAACAGGTCCAGGACGACCGCGGCGGATGCGAACAGGACGGCCAGCATGGCGTTCTCGATCAGCGCGGCGATGGCCAGCGCCACCGACGTGGCGGTCACGCTTGCGAGCGCGGCGACCATTGCCAGCAAGGCCCAGCGGTGGTGCCGTTGTAGGTGGTGCATGGTGCTTCTCCTTGGGGATGGGTTGCCCGGGCGTTGCCGCGTCCGGGCAGCATTTCTCAGTCCTTCAACGGGCCAGCCAGACGATCAGGTCAGGCATCGAGGCGCCGGCCAGGGCGATCACCAGCAGGGCGGCCAGCGTTGCCACCAGCCCTCCCGCCATTCCGTTTCCTGCGTTTTCATCGATTTGCATGGTGCTTCTCCTCTCATGGGTGTGCCGGTTGCCGCCGGCGTTGATTGGCGCGGGTTGCAGCCCTACGCCTTGAACATCCAGCACTTCACCGTGGCCGATTTGGTGACGCTGTGGTTGTGGCGCATGGCCTGGTGACTCCGCACGGCGGAGTCGACGGCGCGGTTGGTTTCGAGGAATTTGCGGCTGCGGCTGTCCTTGAGGCGCTCGCGCAGCTCGGGCACGTCGGCCAGGCGCTGGCGGTGCTCGGCGGCGCGCTCGGCGAACTCGTTGAGGTTGATGGCGATCAGCCCGTCTTTCTTGCTGTGGTTCACCACCGGGCCCTCCGCGTCCAGCCCTTCCAGGTAGTCGAAGACCTCCCAGAATTCGGCCACCACCGGGTGGTCGGCACTGATGGCCGCCTGGCGCTCCAGGGCCATTTCGATGATGCAGCGCATGGTGGCGCTGACCTGGGCGTCGCTGAGCGGCGACACCAGACGCAGCGCGTCGAGCAGGGCCAGCAGCTGGGCGTGGTTCTTGATGATCCGCTCGACGCGGATGTAGCCGCGCAGGGTATTGCCGCAGGCCGGGCAGGCGTCGTTTTCGCTGGCCGTCTTCGGGTACTGGGCATCGCAGGCGATGCAGTGGCTGTGCAAGCGGCGCAGGCGCGCTTCGTGGGTGGGCACGCGCTCGTCGAACTGCTTGAGCACCTCGGCTTCGGCCTTCAGCGCCCGCAGCAGGAAGTGGCTGAGGGTGTCGCCGTCCAGCGCAGTGAGGCGGTCGGCGGCTACGCGGCTTTCCGGGGTGACGTTGGGGCGCACGAAGTGGAGCTTGCAGATCCGCGTCATGATCGCCTCGGAGGCGACCACCGGGGCGTTCTGGCTGATGGCGATGGTCCCGCGGAACGGCGGTTCGTAGGTCTCGTTACCTGCGGTTTTAACGCCCTTGGTGGCGAGCGTGCCGCCGCCGAAGTAGTCCTTCAGCTCGTCCCAGTCGAAGGTTTTCGCGTGGGCCTTGTCGTCGCCGCCGCTACGGTCGGATTCGAGCAGCACCACAGGCATGGCGGAGACCTGGCCCATCAGGCGCGAGCGCCCGGCCTTGGTGGACTTGGACGGGTCGAAGCCTTCGTAACCGGACCGGCCGAGCAGCTTCCAGAGCAGGTTAAGCAGCGTGGTCTTGCCGGCGCCGGCTTCACCAGTCGCCTCGAGGAAGGGGAAGGACTGGTACTTGGCGCGGATCTGCTCGGCGAACAGCGAACCGAACCAGAACGCCAGCGCCACCACGCCCTGGGCGCGGAAGCAGGTCCACAGCAGGGCGAGCCACTCGTTGTCGTAGCCCTTGCCCTGCTGATCGATGCGTACCGGCACGCCCTTCTGCAGGGTTTTCAGGCGCAGCTGGCCGAACTCGAAGTAGTCCTCTTCGTTGACGCTTACGACGGCGCCATCCTTGATGGCCACGTCGCCGAACACATAGCAGCGGAATTCCTTGCTGTAGCCGACGAAGTCGATCGTCTGCACCGTTTTGATGGCGTAGAGCTGGTCTTTCAGGATCTTGTCGAGCTGCTGGCCGCTGCCGGTGAACACGGCGCCGGCGGCCATGCCCAGCAGGCGCTTCTTGAACTCGCTCGCCGCTGCCACCTGGCCGCCGGTGAAGGTGTTCTTCACGCTGGCGCCGCCGTGGGGGAAATCCACGCGGAAGTAGTACCAGCTCTCGTCGGTGACGGTGTTGGCCTGGAAATACAGGGCCTGGGGGTAGCAGTTGGCGATTTCGACCACGCCGCCCGACTGGCGCAGGGCCTTCTCGCGCATCTGCCGATCGTTCAGCAGTTGGTCGTCCTGGTGCTCGCTCGACTCCAGGCCCTGGATGGCCTTGTTGTATTTCTCCAGGTCCAGCTTGAACCAGTAGAGACGGTTGTCGAAGCCGAAGTGAAATTCCTGGCGCTCCTTCCAGTCGTACATCAGCAGGGCCTTCTCGCTGGCGCTCTCCGCGATGAGCAGGGCCCCGTGGTGCCGGGCTTCGTCGATGTCGGCCTTGATGCAATCGGCGCGCTTCTCCGCGTCGTCGATGAACTGCCAGCGCTGGTGCAGATCGTTCCAGTCGACCTTGCGACCGTCGTGCTGCGGGATCTGCGCAGCCTCGCAGGTGAAGCCCAGCTTGCGCGCCTGCTGCACCCAGCGCCGCGTGTAGCGGTGCGCACCGGGCTCGTTGTCCAGCGCCCATACCAGCTTCGGCAGTTTGCCGCCGCGCGCCTTGCCCAGCTCGAGCAGGGCCTGCTCGGGGAAGGCGTTGCTGCTCATGGCGGAAACAGCGGTGATGTCGTGGTGCAGCAGGGCAATGGCGTCGAAGATGCCCTCGACGATCCAGATTTCCTTCGCCGCCAGCAGGTCGACGCTCGGCGGGCACCACCACCAGCCGCGGTAGGAGGCGCCGGGCTTGAAGCGTGCCTTCTGCTTGCCGAAGCGATGCGGCTGGTCGATCAGCCGTTCCCAATAGCCGCCGTGCTCCAGCTCGAAGCGCACAGTGGCGCTGCCGATGTTCAGCACGCGGTCGAAATAGTGTTCCTGGCTGAACCAGCCCTCGAGCAGCTCGAGGCGGAAGCCGCGGGCGAATTCCAGGTAGGCGCGGGCACTGGCGGTGGGCTGCTGCTCGGTGGCCGGCGCGCGCTTGCTCCAGTCGTCGAACAGGTCCGGGTACAGCTCCTTCACATGCCACTGCTGGCCGCACTTGCTCTCGCGGCCGCACTTGATGAACCAGGGCTGTTCGTAGTTGCTGTACAGCTCCTTCTTCCCGCAGGCCGGGCACACGCCGCCGCGCATGAAAACGGTGCCGGTGCGCCGCTTGAGGCTGTAGTCGGATTCGAGCCGCTGCAGCACGTCGGCGCGGATCTGCTGGTCCATGGGATGCGCTTTCACGGCCGCTGCCCCATGTCCTCTGTCGCTACTTGGTACAGAGCCCTCAGCGGGGCCATGTACTGGTCGAAGTAGCAGGGACCTGCAGGGATCGCGTCTGACCACATGAGCGCGGTGAGATAGCCGCGTGCCTCGTGGTAGTCGGAATCACGGAAATAATTCGATGAGTCGAGCATCCGCTTGACCAGGTTGATCAGCAGCGGGTGCTTATCCGCCAGCGCGGCGATGTAGGGGGTGTGCTCAGCAATCCGCGGGTCGATGGTGTGCGCTTCTTCGGTCATGTCGAACGGCCAATCAGGAGTGGGAGAGGGCGGCTTGCAGCGCGCCGATGGTGCGTTTGTGGCCCGCCAGGGCTGGATGGTCGTCCAGAATTCGCTGGCTGCGCAGCTGCTCCGGCACCGCGCGATAGCGGTCGTCGTACCAGTGCTCGGTCAGCGCCAGGCGCAAGCAGTGGCGCAGGTTCGCGAGCAGTGCTTCGGCGACGGGTTGCGGCATGTCGAGCTGTACGGAAACGGCTGTTTGCATGGCTTCCTCCCGGTTTTCGGGCGCAGTTCACCCAAACCCACGGCTGTGGGGCTGGCGGTGTACGGGGGTCAGTTGACGGGTTGCGGGCGGCTGGTGAGGCGGCTGGGCAGCAGGCGGGCGGGCACGGAATAGCGATCGCCGGTGCGGGTATCGATCAGCACGGCTACGTCCGGGGCGGACGCGAAGTCGATACCGACCCAGGCCACCTGCAACAGCGTGGGGCTTTCGATGCTGGGTGCCAGCTGGCGGGCCTCGAACTCGGCCACGGCCAGATCCGCGATGCGCTGCACCATGAACTGGGGCACGCCCAGGGAGGTGACCAGGTACTGCACGCAGCTCGCCATCAGCTGTTCGCCGGCGAGGTGCAGCACGTCATTGCGCTGCAGGTAGGCAACAGCGGCGTACTGCATCGCCGCGCGGTAGTCGGTGGAGGGGTCGATGGGCAACGGTGCGGCGTTCATGCGGTGAGTACTCCCTGTTGTGAAATGGGGTCCAGCAGGTCCAACTGCTGGTCGTCGGCGCGCGCCAGGCGCAGCGCCCTCATTCGCTCGATCGACGGGGCGACCGGAAGCACCATCAACGGCTGAGTGAGGCCGGACGGGCTGAGCTGAAAATCGATGGTTACCGAGCCGCTGTAGGTGGCGCCGCAGGCCAGGTTCGTGCACTGGTAGTACGTCGAACGAAAGCAGGGCGTCTGCCCCTCGGATGTACGAATCCGCATGCGCCCGCGGCAAGCCGGGCACACCAGTTTGTAAGTGCTCATCTGTCTCCCCGCCGCCAGTCGCGGCCCGGCCGTGGCCGGTAAAGTTGCGGCGCGTCGTGCGCCTACTACGGTTCCTGCTTGGCAGCCCGATTGGCCTACCGGTAACGTTCACTGCCTGGGCGTTTTGCCCTGTCGTATCGATCTGGAGCAGTGAATGGAAAAGCAACGCAAGGACGTGGACGCCCTCGAACTATCCCTGCTCATCGATCAGCGCTTTCCGGGGGAAATCGCGATCGCATTGCGCAACCTCTTCGCGATGGGCTGCCTGCTGGTGTTCCAGGGCCACCGCAAGCAGGGCTTGAAGGCCTGCGACGATGCGATCCGCGCCCTCGGGCCCATCAACCGGGGCCGCTACCTCGACCACCTCATCGCCAACGTCATCGATGACCCCATTGCGATCGCGCGGACTGTTGGCGCGTCGGCGGAGGTCCTCGACCTGTTCAACGCTGGCCCAGCGCGTCGATAGGGATATCAGGCCATCGGCCATCCTGTAGGGCCGTGCGGGCTCCGCGTTCGGTTGAACGATGTGGCCACCGTCCTTGCACTCCACGTTGAAGCCCGCATCCAGCAGGCATCGGCCTAGGAGGTGCAGCAACAATGTCTTCCCGGCCCCTGCCGGGCCGCTCAATTCCATGTGTATCTGGTAGATGATGCCCATAGCGTCCCTCGACTATTCCTGGTGCAGGATGATCACGGCGGCGACCTCTTCGTGCCGCGCGGCCACGTAGGCGCGGTGGGCGGAGAGGATCTGCCGAATTTCGATGCTGCTGATGACGCCATCTTTCAGGGCCATTTCGATGATCGAGTCGACCATGCCGCGCTTCGCCGAGACGTCCAGCGCGCGGCTGTAGAGGTCCAGGTTGTCCAGGCTCTCCGGGTCGGCCAGCGGCACGAACACCCCGCCGTAGAGGGCGCAGAGGTAGTCCGGCAGGTGGTGGGTGCCGGCCTCTTGCTCGAGCAGGTGAAGCTGCTCGTCGGAGAGCGGGCGGCTGCCGGCATTCTGGTAGGCGTGGTTGTCGAACTGTTTGAGGTTCAGCCCCAGCCGTGGGGCTGCGCAGTCACGCCCGCCCGGGTAGTCGCAAATGATGGCGCTGACGGCCTGGCGGCGTGTTTCTAGGGTGCTGCGCTTCATGTTCTGGTTTCTCGACTGGGCCGTTGGGCTTAACTTGCGATCGCTGGTTCGGCGTCGGTCTTGCGGCGCCCGTAGCGCTGCACCTCTCCGATAACGCCTTCCTTTATGCCGAGCAGAACTGCCGCCCGGTGGGCTTCGCCGCGCAGACATTTCTTCTGGCCATTCAGGACGGCGTACACAGTTGAGGGAGACAGGCTGTTGTCCTCGGCCCATTCCTTGGCGCTTCGGCCCGTCTGACTGATCAGTGACCGTGCCTTTTCGAGCGCTTGCTCGGTGGGGTATCCGTTCGGCATAGTGCGGTTTCGTGTGATTTCGTGTGATGACGGAAGAAGTATTTCCCACGAATGATTGATTGTCAACGATCTGAGGTGCGTATTCGTGGGATTTGGCGATCGCCTTAAGGAAGAGCGGCAACGCCTGGGCCTTAATCAATCGGATTTCGCCGCTTTCGCAGGTGTGGCTAAGAACAGCCAGCTCAACTATGAGAAAGGCGAGCGCAGCCCAGACGCTGTGTACCTGACCGCTGTGGCGGAGAAGGGCGTCGATGTGCTGTACGTGGTCACAGGCAACAGGACGCCGATCAAGGGAGAGGGACTATCCATGGAAGAAATGCAGATCATCGCGAGCTATCGCACGCTTCCTGAAGCGGACCAAGCCGTCGCGCTTCGCACCATCACCGCCTTGGCAGAGCTGGTGGCACGCCAGCCCCAGCGGCCGTGATCGCCTCGTCTGAACGATCTTGGCGAACATCAACGCCCTCATCGACATACCTGCCGAAGTCCTCGGTTCTAGACTCCGGGAAGAACGCATGCGTCTCGGATTCGAGGTCGCCGACTTCGCGCTGCTCATGGGTGAACAAGAGGCCGCCGTGGTCCTGATGGAAATGGGTCTCAGGCCAATCACCATCAGCTATCTGGAGCTGCTCGAATGCCGCACCGAGGTAAGCATCTCTTACGTGCTGACAGGGCGTAGACAATGACGCAAGCCCGGCACTTCCAATTTTAAGGAGTGTTGGAGCATGCAGGATCAAAGCAAGGAATGGAGTGACATGAAGGGTGACGCGGAGCAAGCGGATAACCCGCAGGGATTGACCGCTATCGAACTGCGGCTACTAAAGCTTTATCGGCGCATGTCAATGAACGATCAGGAAAGCTTGCTTCGGTTGGCAGAAGCGCTTGCGACCGTAGCGGGATAACTGGACCTCCCGGCTTTTGCCGGGAGGTCAACAGCCTCAGCCTCACTGCAACAGACACTAGGTTTAGAAGGACACACCGATGCCTCAAACGGATGAGAAAAGTATCTGGAAAACGGTAACTGGCTTCCTACCTTTTGTTGGAGGACTGCATCGACTCAAAGGAAAACATTTTTCGGGGGCAGCAAAGGAGGTTGCTGTAACCGTTTTATTGGCAACATTCCCTATCTGGGCAGGGGCGTTTTATGGAGCCCTGTCCGACATAGGAAAAATTGAAAGTTTGTCTTCAGCCTTTCTGCTGTATCTCAGCCGTCTTAGGGAGGCATTAGAAAATGGAACCTTGATACTTTACTCCGCATCTTTGATAGCGCCGGTATTGTATCTTGCTCTTGAGGAAAAGAGTGACGGAAACAGCTCTGGAAAAATGCCTTCTCCAATGTCTCACATACTGTCTGTCTTCGTAATCCAAACTGCAGCGACAATTTACTATACCAAGCAAATGTCCTTGGAGGTTATTAACGCTGGCTTTGCATGGTACTCCTCTGTTGTGATGTTTATTTTTACCATATTCGTGCTTTACATAGTGCATTGCCATAAGCACTTCACTGAAGTGGCTGACCCTTCTAGAGATATAGAAGACAACGCCCTTGAATTTTCCGCTGGTTATAGTCGTCACCGGAGGGCGGAACAATGAGGCAAAGAGATTTAGTTGACGAAGCCTATTATGGGCGGCAATTGGAAATTCGCTGCCTAAAGGTTCATCAACCTATGGGCGAATTCTACGTAGGGTGCATAAATAGCAAGGATCTGCGCGAGATTACATACTCCGATGTTCGACGCATGGAAGGGGAGCGGGGCTTTGAAAGCTATTTAGGAATCCAGCGACCGCTAAATAGTAAGCGTGTAAAAGAAATTTCTGCCTATACAAAGACGGTTGATGCATGTTTCCCAACAGCGGTATTGCTATCTGTTAAGGGACATTGCGCAGAATTTGATGAAGAGAAAGGGATTTTGACCCTTATGCCCTATAGAAATGAGGGTGAAGATGATCTTTTCGAAAGCGTTCCCTATCCTCGGCTTGCGAACGTTATTGATGGCCAGCACCGTATAGCAGGGTTGCACGACTACGCTGGAGACGATTTTGAAATCAATGTTTCTATTTTTGTTGAGATAGATGTTTCCTCAGAAGCATATCTTTTTTCGACGGTGAACTTGGCTCAAACGAAAGTTAGCACTAGCCTCGTATACGATCTTTATGATCTGGCGAATAAAAGAAGCCCTCAAAAACTCTGCCATGAGATAGCGGTAGCTCTAGATAAGGATAAAGATAGCCCATTCTTCAGAAGGATAAAGCGGCTGGGCGGCGCGCAGCCACACAATTTGCCTGGGAGCCTCACGCAGGCAGCATTTGTCCAAGCTCTAATGCGATATATTTCATCCGATCCAATGAGAGATCGCGATGCTTATATGCGGGGTAGAATCCCATCAATACATGATGGTGACCCCTATAAGCAGATCTTCCGTAAATTTCTGATCGAAGATAGGGATTACGAACTTACAGATATTATTTGGGATTACTTTAAGGCGGTAGAGTCTCGGTGGCCTAGAGCCTGGAGTAATCCAGATAAAGGAATTATTTTAAGCAAAACTAATGGGTTTATGGCGTTGATGCGTCTTCTTAAAGATATTTATCTGTGGCTAAAAAAAGACAAGCCAACGCAGGCGGATTTCGATCCGATTTTTGCCAGAGTTAGTTTTGATGATTCCCATTTTTCGACTGAGACATACAAGCCGGGCACAAGTGGGGAGTCTGCCTTGTATAAGGCATTAGTCGCAGAAATTAGAGTTTCCTAGCTACCAGCATTTAATTGCGAGTTCCTGGTAAACACCTCGGAACTCGCTTTTCCCTGCAAGAACATTACTGCGGGAAAGTGTTACCTGCTCGAATCCGGCATATAGGCTTTTTATCGATTCGTGGTTGGCATTTAGAACAAGTACTTTTGCTCCACGAGCTGTCGCTCTAACCACGGCGTCTTTTAGTCTCACTTGGTCTTCCCAGCGAAATAAATTCTCATTGTACTTTATGAATCCATTATAGTTGTGTTTGACCGTATAGGGCGGGTCTACAAATACAAAGTCGCCTGCTTGTGCTTGATCTATAATTGGCTCAAAGTCTGATACGACAAATTTGGTGTTCTCAAACAAATTTGAAATATCTGCGAAGCTATCAATATCGAGCAGAATGTTATTTTTCGTGCCAATCGGAACGTTAAAATTACCTTTTAGATTAACCCTATAAAGGCCATTCCAGCAGGTGCGATTGAGATAAAGAGTTCGGGCTGCCATCGTATAAATAGTATGCGGCCGCTGATCTCTAACTTTGTAGTAGTGCTCTGTACTATGCATGCGTTGATGTTCGCGCAGCAGACTGACAACTTTCGACCAGTCCTGCTTCACCGCGACATACACGTTGATCAGCTCCGCATTTACATCGGACAGCAAAGCTCTCTCAGGCTTTAGGTGAAAGTACACTGCGGCACCACCCAAGAACGGCTCAATGTAGTTTTCAAATTCGGTAGGGAAAAGCTCTGAACCTTTGCGGACGAGCCAGCGTTTACCACCTGCCCATTTTATGATTGGTTGAAGCTCCATTTTTTACTCGATCAGCACTATTCAAATTGGCGCGTAGCTTAGTCGCGGCGTCTCAGCTACGTCCACTGGAGCGGACCACTAATTTAGGCGGGGTTAGCTGGTAACTGAGTCTTCGCGCTCCTCTTCCTATTCGCCGTGAGGCCGGTGCCGTGGGCTCCTGCCTTCCGAAACCATCTGGATAGAGGGTTTGATATCTGGATTTGACTATAACGTCAGTAGCTCCCTGCCAATGACGGAGTATGCAGATGAGTTGCGAGGTTGCTGTTGTGGTTGCAGAGTTGGAGCGGGAGGGGCATTGCCCGCGTCTGATAGCTTGACGCCAGAGGAATGGATGATCGTTCGGTTCTACCGCGGCTTGCGAGAGCGGGACCAGGCATGGATGCGACGGATGCTCACCGCGCTGGCGGCGAACCAGATACCTGACTGATACATAAAGGCCCTTATGCGGGACCTTTGTTTTCCCGACGCACTACAGATCGAGCAGCGCCGGCGCGATGCCGAACGCCTGGGCGATCTTCTCCCGCGTGGCCTTGCGCGGCTTGGCGGCCTACTCCTGCTGCGCGTAGGCCGGTTGGGTGATGCCGATGCGCTCTGCCACTTCCTGCTGCGACAGCCCCAGGTGGCGGCGCCAGGCGCCGGCAGGGGTGAGACTTTCCTTGACCATCAATCCGACTACCTCGTTCGGCACCAAGTCATCGCGAGGTGGGCTGCGTTTGGCAGTTTCTGCTGGCTTCATTGGCCTATGTCCGACAGGTGCTCTGGTTGACTGCTTCGACAAACCGATTTGCATGCCCCATGGCGCATGCAACACGCCTGTTCCTTGCCAGTTCCCACGCCTCGGGTGGGTACTGCTTGTTCCAGGCAGCGTACAGCTTCCGGTCCTGGCTCGACAGTCGTAGCCCATAGCGCTCGCTCATGTAGAAGTAGGTCCGCGCGATCATTCCGCGGATCTGCTGACGCGGCATCACCTTGCGGGCCTTGAAGTCCACCACCGTGGCGCAGGTGCCGTATTGGCTGGGCTTCTGCGGCAGCCAACCGTAGCTGAAGTTGGAGCGATCGCCGTTCACTTCGCCGATGCTCGGCACGAGATTGTGCAGGTCGGCCTCGGCCTGGTTGAAGACGCGGTCCGTCTTCGTGCAGTTCTTCCTACCTCCGTGTTGCCAGCACTGCCGCTGATGGCCGATTACCCAGGCCGGCACGATGTGTTCCCACTCGATCCGCGCCGCGCGCTGCGGGTTTTTCCTCGGCTGGTAGCCGCAGCTCTTCAAGTCCACGGTTTTGCCGCTGTATCGGCAGCCACAGTAGAACTCTACGGGGTTCCCGGCGTAGAGCTTCCACGCCACCTTCTTGGCTTCAACGAATGTGCGCGGTGCGGCCGCGCTGGCTCCCTGGGCGATAGCGAGGCAGAGGATAAGGACGAAGTACGGCATGTGCTTCCTTTCGCGTGCTGATGGTCGGACGCCCGTTGCGCGACGGCGGGGGCTGCTGGTATCTGTATAAATATACAGTCTTTCGAGCACCCGTTTCCATGTCCCTTACCATTCTCGGCCGCCATGACCGGCTTCGTCACCTACTACCGGAAGCCGCAGAGCTGCGCATCACGGGCTTCCAGTCACCTGCCGAAGACGAGAAGGAGGGCACGCTTTCGCTCGATTCGCTGGTGGGCCTGGGTGCGCCGCAGACGTGGCTGATGCGCGTAGATGACGACAGCCTGATTGGCTTCGGCATGTATCCGGGCGATCGCCTGGTGGTGGACCGCGCCGCACGCTGCGTGCCGGACTGCTACGTGGTGGTGGATATCGACGGCGATAGCCAGTACCGCGTCCGCCTGATGACGCGCGACAGTGGCGCCCTCGTTCTGAAAGGGGCGCATCCCTTCATCCGACAGATCAACCTGGAATACGTCGAGGACCTGGAGGTGTTCGGGGTGGTGCGCTGGGTGATCAGCTACGTGGGGCTATGACGTGTTCGCCCTGATCGACTGCAATTCTTTCTACTGCAGCTGCGAGCGGATCTGCCAGCCAGCGCTGAAGCGGCGGCCGGTGGTGGTGCTGTCGAACAATGATGGCTGCGTCATCGCGCGAACCGCCGAGGTGAAGGCCTTGGGAGTGCCCATGGGCGCGCCGTACTTCAAGTACCGCGACCAGCTGGCTGAGGCCGGCGTGGTGGTGCGCTCAAGCAACTACACGCTGTATGCCGACATCAGCAACCGGGTGATGCGCATCATCGCCGACATGGTGCCCACGGTTGAGGTGTACTCGATCGACGAGTGCTGGGCAGACTTTAGCGGCATCGCTGAGCGGGAAGCGCTCGGCCGTGCCATCCGCGCGCGGCTTCTGCAGTGGGTGGGCATGCCGGTGGGCGTGGGCATCAGCACCACGAAAACGCTGGCCAAGCTGGCGAACTGGGCGGCGAAGAAGTGGCCGGCCACCGGCGGCGTGGTGGACCTTAGCGACCCGGTGCGGCAGGAGAAGCTGCTGCGCATTGCGGCCGTCGACGAGGTGTGGGGCATCGGCCGGCGCCTGGCGCCCAAGCTGGCACTGCTGGGCATTCGCACGGCCTGGGACCTGGCGAACTACGACGTCGGCACGCTGCGGAAAACCTTCGGCGTCACCCTGGAGCGCACGGCACGCGAGCTGCGCGGCATCAGCTGTATCGACCTCAGCGACGGGCCGCCGCCGAAGCAGGCCATCTGCTCGAGCAAGATGTTCGGTACCAAGCTGCGCGACCTGGCCCCGATCCAGGAAGCGATGGCCACCTACGTCAGCCGCGCGGCCGAGAAGCTGCGCGAGCAGGCCTCTCTATGCGGCGCCCTGCAGGTGAGCCTGCAGACTCAGGTGCACGACCCGCACAAACCGCGCTACGCCAACGCGCTGACCTGCGTGCTGCCGGTGCCCACCGACGACACCCGCGACATCCTGCAACTCGCCCTCCGTTGCCTGCAGCGCATCTACGTGCCGGGCTACGCCTATTCGAAGTGCGCCATCCTGCTGACGGACCTCAGCCAGCGCGGTGAGGTGACAGCCGACCTGTTCGCGCCGACGCCACGGCGCGGCAGCGAAGCGCTGATGGCGGTGATGGATCACATCAACAAGCGGGAAGGGCGCGGAACTGTGAGGCTGGGGAGAGTGCCCGCCGATCCGGACTGGGGGATGCGGCGGGAGATGAAGAGTGAGTGCTATACAACATGCTGGGAAGAGCTACTGCATGTATGCGGTTAACTATTTCAAAACACCCATCGTTATTTCTGAAACCCTCGATATTATTGGCTCCAGCATATCATCCAGCTTGTAGATGAAGTCGTAATACTCTTCTTGTTCGCGAGCGGATTTTTCCATCAAGTGATTTGGCGTTTGGGGATTTTGCAGCCTATCGCCGGCGCGCATAAACTTCCGAGAATTGCTTTCGATCTCTTTGGCGAAAGCTTCAAATTCTTGTGCTAGTTCTAGTGGCAGCCAAAGCTTTCGCTCATGGAAAGTATCGTTGAAATCTCTAATGGCGTTAGTTAATTTTTGGGTGGTCTCGTTGTCGCGTATGTAGCCTAGCGTTTGCGCCTCCCGCTTAAGTTCTACAAGCATGACATAGATCTCGTCGATTGCTTGTACGCTCCGCTCGTTGTATGCGGAAAGTCTAATTTGATATTCGATTGACTGTTTGTTGATGGCGGCATTAATAGAGGCGGTTTGTCTTTCTAGTTGTTCTTGTTGCTTAAGAATGTTTTTGAAGTTTTTGTTTATTTCGCGTAGCTCTGCACCTTTTATTGTTCTGGTAAGAAAGTACATTCCTACAAATGAACAGGCAACTACGAGTAGTAGCATCACCATCATCTTGTCGTTCTGGGAAGATATTGCCTCGGCTATTTGAAAAGGTAGTGAAGGTTCGCTCATTTCAATCTCCCTAAAAAATGAGGAGGTTATCGGACGCGAAGCGTAGCCCGCTACATGGCTTTTATCTTCTTCAGCTCCCGATCAACCGCCCGCTGCGCGTTCGCCTTGTTGGCGTACAGGTGCACCAGCCGCTTCGGCTTGCTCTGGTCTCCACCAGTGATGGACTTCTGTTTGCCGGTCTTCGCGTCGCGGTACCAGGCCACCACGCCGGTGTAGTCCGTGGACTCGTCCGCCAGTTCCTCCACCTCTTCGGCGTCCGGCAGCTTGGATTCCAGCTCGAGGCTGGTGGTGTAGCAGTCCGGCGTGAAGCTGTGGCGGATGTTGCCGCCCAGCCAGACGACCGCGGCGATCTCCGCCTTGATGCCCTCCAGGGAATAGGTCAGCTCGGGGATCAGGTCCGGCCGGCCCTTTGCCATGGTGTAGCTCAACGTCGACGTGCCGCGCCGCAGGCGTTTCCATTCCGCCCGGGCGGCGACCAGGGCGCTGTGCTGGTCGGTGTAGGTGTGGCGCAGGTCCTTGAGGTTTTCGCCGCCGCCGGCGATGGCCTCCAGCTTCTTCGCGCTGTTCAGCTCGTAGTAGTAGGCGCGCACGCCGGTGTAGCTATCGCGGTCCGCCTCGAGGTAGCGGTGCTGGTCGCCGTCCGCCCGGGTCAGGATGACGTGGCGCAGCGGCAAGCCGCTGAGCGTGGTGGAGCCGCCCACGGGCATGAACAGCAGGCGCCCGGCCTTTACCGTGGCGAGGGCGTCGTACTGCTGGCCGAGGCGGGTGAGCAGGTTGGCGTCGGACTCGTTGGCCTGGTCGACGTGGGCGATCCGCATCACGCTGAGGGCGGCGCTGATGATGGGGCTGAGGCCGTAGGCGGCGGCAATGGTGGATACCAGAGCGCCGAGGGTGCTGGCGTGGAAGCTGCGCTCGCGCTTCACCTTGAGGCCCTTGCGCAGGTCCGCGCTGCGGGCACGGATGCTGAGGGTGTCCGGCGCGCCGCTGTGCTCCACCTCGTCGACGGTGAACAGGCCTTTGTTGACCAGCCCGGTGTCGCTCCAGCCCAGCCAGAGCTGGACGATGGCGCCGCGCGGCGGGATGGCCAGTAGGCCGTCGTGGTCGCTCAGCGTGATGTCGAGCTGGTCCGCCTCGAGGCCGCGGTTGTCGGTGAGTTCGATGCCGGTGAGGCGCTGCTCGATGGCGCCGGTGATGTCGGTGCCGTTGACGATGACGCGGCAGATCGGCCGCGGGTAGGCGGTGGTTTCGCGGTAGAGGTCGGCGGCGCGATCCAGCAGGCCGCCGGCGGCGCTCAGGGCGTCGTCGAGGATGGTCACAGGATGGCCCGCAGGATGTTGCCGGCGGTGCTGATGCCGGCGCCGAGCAGATCCACGCGGCCGTCATCGATGCGCGTCAGCTTGATGGTGAACTCGATGCGGCGGGCGGCGCCGTCGCTGAAGAACAGCGTGCGGGTCTCGCTCAGGGACTCGATTACCCAGGCGCCGTAGATCCTGCCCGTGCCCTCCACCAGCGGCCAGGCCTTGCCGGTGTCCGCCATGTAGCGCAGGGCATCCAGGCTGAGCACGGTGCCGGCCAGCGCCGGCAGCAGCACGCCGGGCAGGGTGATGCTGTCGTCGCCGCGCCCCAGGTACTGCCGCGCCGGGTTGGTGCCGATGCGGCTGGTGGCGCCGTGGCGCCACTCGGTTTGGCGCTGGAACTCCTGATAGGCCAGGGTTTCCAGGCTGAAGATGAACATGCCGAGGGCCATCATCATGGCGTGTCAGTCCTTGTCGTAGAGGCTGCTACGGCCCCGGGTTTGTTTAGCGCGCTCGCGCTTGTCGATCTCGGCACCCACCAGGCGGGCGAGGGCCTGTTCGTCCATACCCGGTGCGGCGTAGACCTGGATGGTGTAGCTGTTGCCAGCGGCCTGCCCGGCGGGCGGTGCGCTGACGCCGAGCGGCGCGCGGTTGTCGATCGCCACGGCGCCGCCGGCGGTGGTGAGGCCCGCAGCCAGGGTGCCGGCCTGGGCGAGGCGCTTGGCGGTACCGGCCACCGCGGCCAGGGGGCCGTTGGCGCCGGCCTGCAGGCCCTGGGTGAGCCCGGCCATGGTGAAGCCGCCCAGCTCGGCAAACACGCGCGACGGGCTGTGGATGCCGAGTTTGTCCTTGAACCAGCCGATGGTGGCCTCGCCGGCACCGGTGATGGCTTGCTTCACCGCGCCCAGCGCATTGGTGATGCCGTTCGCCAGGCCCTGCAGGATCATGCCGCCGAACTCGGTGAAGCGGCCGGGCAGTTCGATGCCCAGATAACTCATGACGCCAGCGAACGTCCGGTAAACAAGGCCCAGCGGGCTGAAATTGACCAGAAGCGCGAGGATGCCGCCCAAGCCACCGGACACACCTTGCTGGATCTCGACCCAGAGGCCGGCGAAGTAGGTCTTCACCTTGTCCCAGTTGGCGTAGAGCAGGTATGCAGCCGCGGCCAGTAGGGTGATGGCGATGCCGATTGGGTTTGCCATAGCGGCTTTGCCGAGCCATAGCAGCGCCTGGAAGACAAACGGGATGACGACCTTGCCGAGTTTCCAGAGCAGACCGAGGACCCCGGGCAGCTTGATCCCGAGCAGCGACAGGCCCAGGCGCACGGCGAGAAAGGGGCCCATCAGTCCGGACAGGGTGAGTGCCACCGCACCGAAGCCAGCCGCCAGCGCGGCGATGCCGGCGGTGGTCTTGAGGATCATGCTCACCATTGCCGGGTGAACCTTGACCCAGGCGTCGACTTTCGAAATCAAACCGTTGAAGGCATCAAGGATCTGGACCAACTGCGGCCGCAGCGTTTCCCCCAGCGCGGCGCTGAGATTGAACAGCCGGCTCTTCGACATGATCCAGCGCCCGGACAGCTTTTCGGCGGCGATCGCCGCTTCGCGATCCATCGAGCCGTTGCCCTTGGCGTCGTTGACCAGCTCGAGCTGGCGACGGTACTCGCCCAGGTTGTTCGCCAGCTTGGCAGCCTGGCCGCTGTATTCCTTGCCGAAAATTTGCGTGGTGACGCCGAGCTGGTTCTTCTTCGGCAGCTTATTGATGGCCTCCAGCACCATTTGGATAGTGGCCGTCGAGTTCGTCGCCATTCCGGTCTGGATGGCTTCTGCCTCCAGGCCTAGGGCCTTGAGCCCCTTCTGGAAGCGCTTCGGCTGCTGGGTGGCGATGTTCAACTCGCGGATCATCGCGTTGGTGGCGGTACCGGCCACCTCGGCGGTGGCGCCGAGGCTGAGGAAGGTGGAGCCCAGAGCGGCCGCGTCCTTGAAGCTCATGCCCACGGTCGCCGTAATACCGGCAGTGCGCTGCATGACATCGATGATGTCCGCGCCCTTCGACTTTGCGTTGTCGTCCAGGTAGTTGATGGCGTCGCCGAGCTGGCCGATGTTGGATATCGGCAGCTTGTACAGGTCTGCAATGCGCGCGAGGTTCTCGCTGATCTGGTCGGCCGGCAGCTCGAAGGCCGTGGACGCGTTGGCCGCCACGCGGGCGAACTCGAGCAGGTTCTCTTTGCCCTCGACGCCCATGCGCGCGCCACCTTCAACCAGGGCAGCGATATCGGTGGTCGCCATGGGGATGGTTTCGCTGAGTTTCTTCACGCCATCGGCCATGGCGTAGTAGGTCGGGGTCAACTGACCGTTGGCATCGCGGGCACCGGCTACCTGCTTGGCGACGCCGGCCATGGCGTCCTCGAAACTGCTGTAGGCCTTGACCATGCCAATGATCGGCGCGCCCATGGCCGCGCCGGTGGCGGCTGCGCTGGCCCCCACCATCGCCGTGTTGCCGGCGAATTCGCGCCCCTTGGAATAGGCGGCCTTGGCCTTGGCCACGCGCTCCTGCTGCACGCCCAGGGCGGCGAGGCGGTCCTTCTGCTGCTTGATCGCGGCGTTGGCGGCAGTGATGTCCGCCACCAGCCGCTGTTCGCTTGCGCCGAGGTTGCGGGTGTCGACTCCGGCGTTCTTCACCAGGGGAATAAGGCGCTGCAGCTCGCGGCGCTGGTCGCCGTGCTTGCGCGTGAGTCGATCTACCTCGGCGCTGGCGTTGGCGAAGGTCTTCTGGAATTTGGCCGAAGGGGCGTCCATGCCCTTGAGCTGCTCGCGGTACTGGCGCAGTTTCTCCTGCGCCTTGGCCAGTTCCTCGGAGGTGCCGCGCACCGCCTCTCGCTGCTTGGCGTAACCCTGCAGGTTGGACTGCTGGGCGTTCAGGTCCTTCAGGCGGTCACGGGCTTCCTTGAGGGCGCGGGAGGTGGCGTTGCTGGCACCGTTGATGCGCTTTAGCGGGGCGGTTGCGCGATCGACCGCTGCGAGCAGCACCTGCAGCTGGAGCTTATCCATCGTCCTTCACTCCGCTTCGCAGGCGGGCGCGCTCGCGCCATTCCATCAGTTCGGTCAGGGGGAGGGGGTCCATGGTTTCGGGCCCCCAGTGGAAGATCACGGCGATGTCCGCCATGGCGTCTTCTACGCGTCGGGGGACGCTTCCGCCTTCGCCGACTTCGGCAACAAAAAACCGGCCACCACAGTGGCCATCTGCACCAGGTCGGCGGGGTCGAGGCCGCTCACTTCGTGCTCGGTGAGCGCCGGCGTAGTCACGCGCGGCAGCACCTTGCGCAGGGCGTTGACGTCCATCTGCAGCAGCTCGGCGAGGCTGCAGCCGCGCAGTGCGCCGGACAGGGGCTTACGCAGGGTGACGCTGTCGATCTGCGTGGCGCCGCGCGGGATCGGGGTGTCGAGGGTGATGACTTCCTCGTTGGGGTTCTTCGCCGTGGTGGTGACTTCGTCAGACATGGTCTTGCTCCGTTGGGGTGGGAGCCGGCGCGAACGCCGGCGGGCGTTGCGCTTAGATGCCAAGGGCGCTGCGGTGGGCGGCGAGCAGATCCTCGCCGTTGACGTTGAAGATGAAGTTCAGCAGGTCGATCTCGACCTCCACGTTGCCGTCGATCGTCAGCTTGTAGTAGCTGCAGGTGGTGGTGAACTTGTGCTCGGTGTCCTCGCCGGACTCGGCGTCGCCCATGTCGATTTCCTCATGGCGACCGCGCACGACTACTTCTACCGCGGAGACGGTGCCGTCGTCGTCGCGCTGGTAGGCGCCGGCCCAGCGCAGCAGCACGCCGCTGGCCGAGACTTCGCCGTACTGGCGCAGGGCAGTGAGGTCGAGGCCGCCGAGGGTCCACTCAAGTTGGATACCGTCATCGCTGTGGCCCAGGTCCACCTTCACCGGGCCGTCCATGCCGCCGCCGCGGAACTGCTCCATTTTGCGCGCCAGCTTGGGCAGGGTGACGGACTTGCTCTGGCCAACGTAGCTGACGCCATCGTTGAACAGGTTCATGTTCTTGAGTTTCTTCGGCAGGGCCATGTGGGCGCTCTCCTACGGCGCGGCCGGGGCCGCGCGGGGTGGATTGGGGTCAGGCGTTGACGCGTTCGGCGAACTCGACCAGGAACGAATCGGTGATGCGCTGGCGAAGCTGCAGGTTCTCCAGCGGCGGCACCGGCGTGTAGGCGTAGTCGATGTACAACTTGCCGGCCTTGAGGGTGTCCTTGTCGTTCGCGGCGGGGTCGTACCAGGCCTCGGCGCCGATCAGGTAGCCCTGGCGCACCAGGTCGCGGAACTTGGCGTTGAGACCTTCGAGGATGTCGCGCACCAGGCTGGGGTGCATCGGCTTGTCCACCGCCCAGAAGTGGGCTTCGGCCATGGTGTCGGCCAGCACCTGGGCGGTGCGGGTGTAGTTCTCGAATGCGAAGAGCGGGTCATCGCTGCAGGTGCGCGAGCCCCAGAAGCGGAAGCCGTCGCGCCTGATGAGGGTTGTGACGTCCGCGCCGTTGAGCAGCCCGGCATCGGTGGCGGGGTCCTGCAGGTCCCAGTAGACGTCGCGGGACAAGCCGGTGACGCCGTTCACGCCGACGTTGGAAAGGGTCTTGTGCCAGCCGGTCTGCTCGTCGATCTGCGCGCGCAGGCCGAGTGCGCGGGCCGTGGCGGCGGCGTTCACGGTGGTGCTGGTGGCGGTGTCGTAGCTGAGGAAATCCGGCCAGATGAGCATCAGCTCGCGGGCGCTGAAGCCTTCGCGGTAGGCGATGGCCTCGGAGACGGTCTGGCACTCCCAGCAGCTGGCGTAGGCGAAGGCGCGCAGCTTCTGGGCGATGGTGACCAGGGCGGTGGTGACGGGCAGCGAATCCAGCCCGGGCACGCCGAGGATGCGGGGTTTGACACCTAGCTGGGCTTCGGCCGCGAGCAGCGCCTGCATGCCGGTTTTCTGGCCGTTGGCGAGCACGGTGCCGATCAGGTTGGAGGCGGTTTGCGCTTCGTCTTCGCCTTCAGCGACGCGGACCACGACGGTTACCGGGCTGGCCTGGTCGGCGATCGCATCAAGCGCGGCGGCCAGCGTGCCCTGGGTGCCGGCCTTGCCGCTGGCGGTCAGCACGTCGGTGATGAGCACAGGCTTGTTGAGCGGGAAGGCGGCGGCGTCGGCATCCTCGGCGGTGCAGACGAGGCCGATCACGGCGGTGGCGACGGTGCGAATCGGGCGGCTGCCCTCGTTGATTTCGACGACGCGAACGCCGTGGTGGTAATCGGTGGCCATGTGTGGCGGCTCCTGCGCAGGATCGCGGTTCAGTGAGCCTTGAGCTTGCCGCGCGCGCGAGGGGCCCGCGAGCAGCTGGGTATGTAGGGAGCGCTACTACAGGGCGCAGCATGTTCTGAGCCCCGGCTGTTTTCCGAGGAACGGTCGAGCGTTCAGTGGATGGGAGACGGCAGCTCGACTAATTTGGAAAAGAGCGAGAGAAACGGGTGAGGCATGACCAAAGACGAGGAAAATCTGAGGAGGGCGATAGTTCGCCACAACACTGATCACCAAAGGCCGCATGGCCCGATCGAAAACATACTTTTGGGAATGGGTCGGGACGTGGACGCTGTCTACACCCTGCTCAGGGAATGGGTTCGAGCAGTTCCTCAGATCAGGATTACCGAAGTACCCGTTTCAGTTGTTATAGGACTGGAGGGTGGATCAGCGGAGTTGAGAACACGCTCGATGCAACTGGCTTTCGCTAGCCAGAAGGTCCTGATCCTTCCGGAAGGAAACCGCAGATACGGCATCTTCTTCTCAATTAAGGGGCTGCCGGAGAGCCCCAGACGAATCGAGCGTATTCAACCAGATGGAATCTGGTACGTGTTCCGGCAGGGAGTACTTGAGGGGCCGCTCACATCTCACTACTTTCTTCAGCATCTCTTTAAAGCGGTGCCATAGTCAGCCTTATCAGGCTTCGAGCTAGCTATAAAAAAGCCCCGCCAAAGCGGGGCAATCCCTCCCCAGGGTTGCGGGTCAGACGATCAGCGAGGCGCCGATGCCTTTGAACGGGTTGGTCTCGAACGTGAATCCTTTCCACTGCCGCAGCAGGTCGGCGCTGTAATCCTCGGCCCAGTCGCTCGGCTCGCCTTTGAAACCGATCTGTACGACCAAGGCGCGCAGATTCGGCGTTAGCAGCCAGGTCGTGAATGTCATCGCCCATTCCCAGCGCGCTGCCGCGCTGATAGCCGCGACCAGGGCCGGGCGGGTCCCCAGCCAGACGGCGAGCGACGGCCACTCATGCACCCAGTAGAAACCGACGTAGCGGCGGGCGGTTTCGCGGTGGGTGGCCACCAGCAGGCGCATGCCACCTTTGCCGGGGTCGTCCTCGACGGTCTCGTCGCCCCAGAACTGCATGTCGCATTCGGTGACAGGGCATCCCATCAGACGGGTGAAGCGCGCGTTGTTTGCTGGGTTGCGGTACGCGAGCCAGAGCAACTGCGACAGCCAGTGATAGGCGCCCAGGGCGAAGGGCGCATGGGTATGCCACCAGCCACGCTTGTCGCCGGCGGCGCCGTCGCGGTCGTTGCTCCAGAGCCATGCCCAGCCGGGCAGGGTGATGAGCAACCAGTCGCCGAGGGCTTCGGTGAAAGGAGTGCGGGTCGATTGGTTCGTATTGCACCAGGGCAGCGCCATCGGCACGACGAACAGGCCTACGGCGATCAGCAGCAGGCGCAGCGCGAGCAAGCCGAGGGTTTGGACCAGGCCCGAGGCGAGCAGGCGCCAGGTGAGGCCAGAGGGTAGGGCGAGTGTGGTCATGCTGTTGCTCCTTCAAGGGCGGCCGGGCTGGTCGGCCGGGTTCCAAATGGGAAGTCGCCGTTTCCTGCCTTCCATGCTCTGACTGCAACGCGATAGGCCCGCCATTGCGCTGCTGAACCTGGCGCTGCCGCCGGATCGGCGTCTTCGATCATCAGCAATTGCTCTGCAATAAGCAGCAGCTCCGATTCCCGCCATGCGTCCTCGTCGCTCGACGCCCCGTGCAAGCTCGCGCCATAAGCCTCAGTGCTGAAGTCCCAAGTCTGGTCAGCCCACTGCGGGCCAAACGGCACCTCGATCCCACCAGCGGGGGGCTCGGGAGCATCCACCCACGACCCGATAAATGCGCCGTCAGCGTTCACATAGAACCGCTGGACGCTCAGCCGTTCGCCTTGGGCCACTGCTTGATCTAATTCCATGCCTTTACCCCTTGATTACGCAAAAACCTTCACTTTCACTTGTACTTGCGCGCTTGTTACGCCGCTAACAGCACCATTTGCCGCGAACATCGTCAGGCCGTTAAAACCGATCACGACCGTAACGGTCGATGAAGTTTTCTTGCGCGCTTCGACGCCCCAGGAATTCAGGTTATTGCTGCAGTCTTGAGCCCCCAATTCAGCGCTCTCGCCCACTGCCAAGCCGTTTACTGCGGCAATAGCAACAAGTTCAAACATGACGAGCTTCGGAGCCACGCCGAGACCGTGCGTGATAGTCAACGTGCCCCCGTTCGTGTAGCTGACTGTTGTTTCGTAGTAGTTAGCGACTGGCAGCGCAGCAATGAGTGCGGCGACAGCGTTCTGCACGGCGATTTGCACGAAATTTGTGTTCGCGAGCTGCCCGTCGCTCAGGCCTACAGCCGCAGTAGGGGCCGTAGGCTTGCCAGTGAGTGCCGGCGACGCCAGCGGGGCTTTCTGTCCAAGCAGGGTGGTGATGGTGGTGGCGAAATTGGGATCGTTGCCCAGGGCCGTAGCAATTTCGGCGAGGGTGTCGAGCGTCGCCGGCGATGCATTCACCAGCGCCGCAATGGCGGCTTGCACGAACGCCGTGGTTGCGAGCTGCGTGGTACTGGTGCCCGTCGCGGCGGTGGGGGCCGTAGGCGTACCGCTGAAGGCGGGGCTTGCCATAGGCGCACGCCCGTTGATCAACGTGGTCAGAAGCGTTTGTACAGCGGCAACAAACGCAGTGGTCGCGAGCTGGGTGGTGCTCGTGCCAGCAACTGCGGTTGGTGCAGTTGGCGTGCCGGTGAGCGCCGGCGACGCAAGCGGCGCTTTCTGGCCGAGCAGTGTGGTGATGGTGGTGGCGAAATTTGGGTCGTTGCCCAACGCGGTGGCGATCTCGGCCAGGGTGTCGAGCGTCGCCGGCGATGCGTTCACCAGGGCCGCAACGGCGGCTTGCACGAACGCGGTTGTGGCGAGCTGCGTAGTGCTGGTTCCGATCGGAGCTGTGGGGCCTTTCGGCGTGCCGGTGAGCATCGGGTTGGCCAGGGGCGCCTTGAGGTCCATGGCCGCCAGGATGGCTTCGACCAGTTGCTTCAGGTATGACGTGCGGTTGCCCAGCTGCTTGCCCTGACGGTTCGACAAGCCATCGGCGCCCCCGACCACCGGGTCGGTCAGCTCGATCTGGTAAATGCCTTCTTCCCAGATTGGGGTTTCGTTCAGGTTGCTCATCAGGCGACACCATGCGGGTAAGAATTGTCGTAGCGGATGACCCCGTCGTATGCGTTGAGGGCCTGTTCAAAGTTGAGTGCGAGCAGGTGGCAGCGAGCGGGGGCGATCCAGGCGAGGATGCGGCGGACGCTTGCCGCCTGAACAAGCGTGATCGGGCGGCTGATCAGGACGGAGTACTTCGCCCAGTTGGTTTCCCGCCCGTAGAAGTGCAGGCCGTTGTAGCGCTTGCTGCCGTCGTAGAAGCCGGCGCCGGCGCCCTCGATGATCTCGAACGGGATGTCGACGAAGATCGCTTCGAGCGCTCTGCGGACTGCACCGAGGGTGCCCTTGTGGCGGTGCACCGATGCCGACTCGGTAATCACGCGACGCTTCACGTCATCGCCCCACGCAGGGTTCCACTCGTCGACCGACATTTCCCAGGCAAGGAACGGCAGCAGGCCGGACGGGCATTTGCCCGGGTTGCGCACGTAGCGGCCGAGCACGGGCAGGTCAGTGATGCTGGAGAACCCGGCAGCAATGTCGCGCATCAGCGGGCTCGCGTTTGGCGGCAGCAACTGCTCAGACATCGACGCCACCACTGGCAACGCCAACAGCGGTGCAGTAGGCCGCCTGGTGGCTGTCGATGACGATGTCCGCCGCCGGTTGCGTCAGGGTGACGTTCTGCACGCCGGGCTGATGCAGGGCGGCGAACAGGCCGGAACGGGCAATGTCGTGCCCCAAGGCGTGCTGCTCTGCGACGAACTTGCTCACGGCGGCTTCGGCCGCGGCGCGGACCAGCTCGAGGTCCGGGCCGTTGTAGAAGGTGAGCGTGGCGGCGACCTGGTACGGCACGATCTCGGCGCCCTGCACTTCGACGGTATCGCAGAGCGGGCGGACGTCCTCGTCGTTCAGCGCGGCGTTCACGGTGGCGAGCAGCGCGGCATCTGGCGTGCCGTCGCCGGCGGTGCTCAGGACGGTGACTGTGACGATTCCGGCGGTTGCGCTGCTGATGTCGACGTCCTTCACTGCGGCCGAGCTGGCCAGCGCGTGGTAGGTGTAGGCGCCTACGGGCCCCGCGGTGCTGAACCCCTCCAGGGCGAGCTGGATGCGAGCGCGGAAGCGCGCGTCGGACTCCATCACCGCGGCTACAGGGGGCACCGCCGTCGCGTCGGCCGGGGTGACCATGAGGCGCACGACGTTGAGCAGTGCGCCGAGGTTGTCCAGGTCGGCGCCGGTCGCGTAGGCCAGCATGGTGGCGCGGGCGGCGTCGTTGACGCGCTGACGCAGCAGGACCTCTCGATAGGCGCTTTCCTGGGCAAGGATGTTCAGCGGCTCGGATTCCAGCTGGAGCAGCGCGGCGACCGCGGCCTGCTCGGCCTCCGGGTAAAGGCTAACGATGTAGGCCTTGCGCTCGGCGAGGATGGTCTCGAAATCGACGGTTTCAACGACGTCGGGCGAGGGCAGCTGCGACAGGTCGATGGGGCTGAAAGTGGTCATGCGGCCCCCATTGCGAGCGGGATCTGCAGGTTCTGCGATTCGTTGCTGTCGATCGGCGTGCAGGTGATGTCCAGGTACCAGGTGCCGGCGTCGTTACCTTGGGTGAAGGCGACCTTGTTCAGCCGAATGCGCGGCTCCCAGCGCATCAGCGCCATGGCCGTGGCCGCATAGGCGAGCAGGCGCGTGGCGTTGTTGAACGGTGCGTCGATCAGCTCCGGCAACTGGCTGCCGTAGGTGCGGCGCTGCAGGCGCGAGCCGATTGGCGTGGTGAGGATGTCGGCGATGGACTGGCGCAGGTGGTCGAGCCCGGAGATCGCGCGGCCGGTGTTGAGGTTCAGGCCGCTCATTGCGGGGCACCGGTGCTGCTGTTGCCGCGTTGCACGCTGCCATGCACGTGCTCGACCAGGCTGATGCCGCTAGCCACCACGTCCTCGCTGACGGTGACGGTGCCAGTGATGTCGACGTCGCCGAGGATCTGCACGCCGGCGGGCGCCTCGAGCACGGCGCGGCCGCCGGCGGGCAGCGTGGCGTGCAGCGTGTGGCTGGCGTGATCGTATTGGATCAGAGCCCCATCCGGGTATGCCCGGCGGCGCACGGTGGCGCTGTTCGCCGGCGCCGGATGGGCCTCTGAATAGATACCGACCAGGGCGATGCCCTGGGCCGGGTCGCCCGATGGGCTGAAAACGAGGCACTGTTCGCCGATGGTCGGCGGGTCCCAGTCCTGGCTGGCGCCGGCGCGCAGGGCGACCCAGGCCAGCCAGTGGGTGGTCAGGTTGCCTGCGGTGATTCGGCAGCGCGCGGTGGCGTGATTTACCTCGGCGACGGTGCCGAGGCGGATCAGGTTTTCGAGGCGGCGGGCCAGTTCGGTGGATGTGTCCATGCCCGAATGCTGCCCACCACGCGCGCGGGCCGCACGGGGCGGGTCGTGTAGCGGCTCGGCTTACAGACCGGCGAGGTGATCCAGCAGGCGGCTGGCGATCATGTCGCGGTCTTCGCGTGTGAAGCCGAGCAGCTCGCGCTTGGCATAGCGAACATCGGGGGCGCCCTTGGCAGCGCGATCGCGCAGGCCTTCCTGGTGCACGCGGGCGATGCGGCCCGCGCGGCCGAGGAAGCCGACCGCGATCGATGCTGCGGTGGTTTGCAGCTTGAGGTGTCGGGCCTGGCGCAGCTTGGTGAACATCTTCGACTTGATGCGCCCGCGCTTGGCGCGCAGTTGCTGACGTGGCTTGCGCGGGGAGTAGGGAGTGCCGTCCGGGTTGCGTTGGGCCGCTACGCGTTGCTGCTGGTTGCGGCGTAGGTCGCGGCCGATGTCGGTGGCCAGCTTGCGTCGCTCGCCGGGACTGAGCTTGGCGAGCAGGGGGGCGGCCCAGTTCTCCAGCGCTTCGAGGTCGCCCGTCACGCCTGGCCCCATTCGGCGAGCAGCTCGCCGGCGGAGTTCTCGATGCGCAGGCTGGAGAGCGTGATCAGTTGATCGTCGACCTCCGGTTCAGCCGGATGCGTCACCACCAGGGCGCCATTGGCACCGGCCTTGACGATGACTCGCTCAGTCAGGGGGAGGGTGATGGACAGGTCGACCTTGCTGTTGTCGATGACATCGGCTTCGAACTTGATCGCATCACGGCCGGTATTCAGGTTCTCCATCAGCTCGCGCTGGTTGACCAGCACCCAGGCGAGTAGGGGGATGGCCACCGCGTCCGGCGAGCCGGCGAACTCCAGCAGGATGATATTGAGCGTGTAGCTGTATTCGAACGACAGGCCGGTGGCCGCGGTGCTGCGTATGCTGCCGTTATCGATAAACACGGCCATGCGGTCCGGGTTGTGGCGCAGCTCCGGAATGGCGGCGAGCAGGTGGGCGCGGAGCGATTCGGGTTTGTTCATGGCTTGGTCTGCTGCACCTGGTGCTGGTAGACCATGTCGACCTGGGCGGCGCACTCGGCCCAGGCCGCCTCGAGCACGTCGGCGTCGTCGAGCAGCTCGCCGTTATTGCTGGGCGCCGCCGCCGGCAGGCTGCAGGGCACGACTGCTGGACAGCCAGTCTCGATAACTTGCTGCTCCGCTGAGGGCGGGGCGCCGGCGCAGGCTGCGAGCAGCAGCAGGCAACTGCTGATCAGCCCATAGGCGAAGCTCTTGGTTTTCACGTTTCAGTTCCTTGATCTGCAGTTGCCGATCGGTGAGGGATTGGCGCAGCAGCGCCTGGGTGTTGCGCAGCGAGGCCTGCGCCTGACGCTCCGTGCTGAGGGAGCTGGTCAGCACGCCGATGGCGGCGTCCTTGCGGGCGGTTTGCTCCTGGGCGGCGTTGGTGGCGGCATCGGCCAGGGCCAGGCGCAGGTGCTGGGTGTAGAGCAGGCCCGCGAGTGCGCCGAGCAACGCCAGGCCATAGAGCCACTGGCGCAGCGTGCTCACCGGCGGTACCAGCCGGCGGCGTTCATGGCTCGCTCGTCGAGCTGTTGCACGTCGCAGCAGGTGACCAGACACCTGACCCCGGCGCTTGCTACGTGCAGCGCTTCGGCGAAGGCCGCCAGTAGCTCAGGGGACGAATGCTCGGGTAACACGTAGACGGCCCCGTCCACTGGGCTGAGTGTGCGGACCTGTTCGATATCGATCATGCGGCCTCCTGGGCGCAGCAGCTGGCGTGGCGGCGGTAGGCCTCTTCCAGCTTGCTGTCGTAGAGGTTGCGGGCGTAGTTAGGGCCGTTGTAGCCGCGGGCGAAGGCGGCCCATTTGCGGGCCTTGAGCGCCTTGAGCAGGGCGGGCTCGGCCTCGATGAAGCGCACGAAGGCTTCGAACTGCTGGTTTTCGTCCTGGCTCATCAGCCGCACGAACTCGTCGACGCTGGCGTAACCGAGGCGCAGGGCGTGGTAGCCCATGATCTGGAACGCTCCCCAGCTGGCCGACTCAGGCGCGCATTGCGCGTCGATCTGCCGGGCGCTGGCCAGCCGCTGGTGTTCGGCCGCGCCGCCGGCGTAACCGCCCGGGCGGGCATTGACCAGGGCGGGGAACTGGGCAGCGAGGCGATCGGCGCGCGCCTGCAGGGCGCTTGCGTCGTCGCCGGGTGAACGAGGCAGCGCAATGCGCTGGTACATGACATGGCGCTCGAAGAGGATCTTCGGGCGGCCGGGGGACAGGAACCCTTCGCCCTGGCTTTCCACTTCGTTGACGGCGTAGATGGTGGCCAGCTCGACGCCCAGGCGGGTTGCGGCGGCCGCCAGCGTTGCGTTGTGCAGCAGCGCGGAGCAGTCGGCGCCGGCGAGGGTGGCGAGCGTCTTGGAGCCGGCGATGCCATCGGCGACCAAGCCTACGCGCAGTTGGTAGGCGCGGACGGCCGCTTCGGTGGTGTCGCCGTAGTCGCCGTCGACGAACAGCCCGGCGCCGGCACGGGCGTTGAGGCGTTGCTGTAGCAGCCGGACTTCGGCGTTTCGGTCGCCATGTCGAAGAGTCGTCATGCTTGGTCCACCTTGTTCTTGAAGAAGCGGATGGCGAGGGCGCGGGTGCCTTCAACGCCGAGCAACCCGATGACGCCGCCGAAGAACGGGCCGGTGCTGGCGGGGATGCCGAGCAGGCTGAGCCCGTGGCAGGCGCCCAGGGCGAGCAGCCCGCACAAGGGCGCCTCGAGCACGACGCGGCGAAGATCGCCGCCGCCGTAGATGATCCGTAGCCCGGCGATGCCGAAGGCGATCAGCCCGGCGTAGAGCGCGGGCCAGTTTTCCTGCAGCCAGGCAGCGAACCAGGCCCAGGTTTCGGGTTTGTCAGGCATGCGCATATGTCCGTTGTCCGCAGTTGAGGGTCAGTCCCATAGGTTCACCACTTCGGTCTGCTCGGCCTGGGGCGCGGCGTCGGGCAGGGTGACGAGCAAGCCGATCGGCAGCACGGGGCCGTAGTCGGCCAGGCCGGGGTTGGCCTCGAGTACGGCTTCGGTTGCCGCGGCGGTGCGGCCGTAGACACGCCAGCAGAGGGCGTCCACGGTTTCGCCCTGGACGGTGCGGACGCTGGCCATCAGATCAGCTCCACCGTGTTGCGTGGGGTGCCAAGCAGGCTGCGGATTGCGTAGCGAGCATCGCGGCGGTATTCGTCGATGGTGGGGCTCAGGGCCTCTGCGTTGCGGTCACCTTGGCCGGTGCTGTCGTAGCTGCGGTAACGCTCGGCCAGTTCAGCACCGGCGGCGCAGTAGATGGCGCGCAGGTAGGTGACCACCAGTTCGCTCTGGCCGTTGATCTGGCAGGCAGGAACATCCGCAAGGCGCTCACGGCCGGCGGCCAGGTGGCGGAACTTGAGGCTGTGCAGGTCGCGGTTGGCCTCAAGCATGGCGCCGACGATGGCCATCTCCAGCCGGGCATCGCTGACGCTGGCGTCGAGGCGAAGGGAGGCACGAACGGTTTCGCTGTCGACGTCGGGCCAGAAGCCGTCGTTGGTCAGGGTGATGGCGGGGCTGGTGCCGACTGCAACGAAGCCGCTCATGCTCAGGACTCGGAATAGGTCGGCGGTGGCCGGGGCGTCACAACGAGGAAGGAGAGGACCTGTTGATCAGCCCCGGGCCGCCGGGGTTGCCGGGGACGGCTCGGTCAGCTGGCTGGGCCAGCAAGTTTTTTCAGCAGGGCTTCGGACGATTTCAGGTCGGTTTTCCCGCCGCAGTTGTCGTAAAGCTCAATCGCCCGCTTGAACAGGTCGATACCTGCCTGCACCTGGCCGGGCTGGCCCGGGTTTTCGACGGTGAGGCCGGCGACGGTTGCCCGGGCGGTGGCCAGAACCAGTTTGGCGCGTGCCTGGTCGGGCATGTCTTCAGCTTCGGTAGCCAGGGCGGTGCGGTGCAGCAGTTCGAGGTCAAAGGCCTCGCCGGCGCGCATGGCCTTGAGGGCGCCTTCGGCGATCTCTTCGGCGATCAGGCAGCCGGTGGTGCGCTCGAACCGATCGGGCATCACCAGCTTGTGCTGCAACACGTAGCTGGCGATGTCGAGGGCGCCGGCGTAGTCGCCGGTGTCGATGCGCCAGACCATCACGGTGGTCAGCACTTCGTCCTGGGCACCTTGCCCGGCGGAGAGGACGCCCTCGATGTAGGGGGCGTATTCGGGGAGCAGCTGCTCCTTGAGCTTGATCTTGCCTTCGGTGGACTGGATGCCCGACAGGCGCAGCCGATCCTGGGTGAGTTTGGCGAGTTGCTGCTCGTAGGCGTTGAGCCCTTCCATGGTCTGTTCCGGACCAGCAACTGCCGCCGCCGCGAGGGCGGCGGTGACGCGCTGGAAGTGGCGGCGGCAGGGGTTGGTCATGGTGGCCGGCCTCAGCTGAGTTCGATGTTTTCGGCGAGGCCCGCGCAGCCCAGGTCCTCGAGGACATAGGCTTCGTTCACCGATTCGTAGTTCTCGATGCGGTCGCGCTTGGCGTTGTCCGTGACGGTGCGGCGGCGGGTGCCTTCCTGCCAGTAGATCGACAGGTTGTCCAGGCGAGTGACCAGCAGGCCGTTGGCCGGGAAGTAGGGCACACGCACTGCCGGCAGGTTGCCGATGCGCTTCTGGCTGGTGACGACATCCGCCGCGAGCATCTCGGACGGGTCCTGGTTCTTGTTGATGATCGGGAAGTACTTGTCGGCCAGGATTTTGCGGCCGCAGACGACGACCAGATCCGGATCTTCCTGATACCAGGGCTCGAGCAGCTCGTTGACCATGGCGAAGACCAGGGCGTCGATGTTCTCGAAGTCCTTGCCGGCGCCGATTGCAATCTTGTTGCTGCCGTCTACGACTTCCTTCATCACGCGCGCGGCGTTTTCGGTGCGCATCTTCTGCAGCCAGCCGATGTTCACATCCTGCAGCAGCGGGTTGGCGACCGGGTTGGAGGTGGCCGCGCGGCTGGTACCGTTCCAGCCGATCATGATGCGGTTGAGCGCCATCAGTTTGATGATCGCGTCGCGAATGCGGTTCTGGAAATCCGGGAATTTCGACCAGGCGTCCAGCTTCGCGTACTTCAGGTGGGTGTCGAAGTTGGTCTGGGTGCAGACGTAGCCGCGGTTATCCAGGCCGCTCGGGTCGCGGGTTTCGCGGTCCTTGGTGTCGGTGTCGGTGGTGCCGGCAATGGTGCCGTTGACGCCGAGGCCGATTTTCTCGCCCATCTGGTCGCTGACGCCGTAGATGTTGATACGGCTGAGGAATTCGCTGGATTCCTGGATGCGAGTTTCCAGGGTCTGAGCCACGGCGGGGGCGGCGGCGAACTTGGTGGTGACGTCGGGCACGCCGTGCAGCTGGGCGAGCTGCTGCAGGTAGGCGTTGAACAGGGCGCGGGTTTCGTTACGCATGGGTTTCTCCGGTGTTCCTTGGCTGGGCTTGGTCCGTGGGGAGGATCAGCAGTCGGTGACGATGCGGCCGTCACCGCCCGTGGCCGGGGGCCGGGACGAAAACTGCGGCTTGCTTGGGTTGTTCGGTGCGGTGGTCGATCCCAGCGTTTTCAGCAGGTCGGCGAACTGGGCGGCCAGCGCTTCGTGCTTCGTCTGCAGGGCAGTGCGTGCCTCCTGCTCCGCGGCGAAGGCCTTGCCCTGATTGGCCACGTGCTCGGCGACCGCCTCAAGGGATTCGGTCACCTCGGCGAAGGAAGCGGCGTCCTTGCCTTCCTTGTCCTTGCTCTTGCCGAGGGCCTCGAGCACGCGGCTGAACAGGCCGGTGACCTTGTTCGCTTCGTCCTCGATTTCCTCGAATTCCAGCGAGGCTTCGATGGCCTCGGAAAACAGGTTGGCCGGGTTGGATTTGCGGCCCTTGAGCGGGTTGGCGTCCGGATGCTGAGCACTGAAGGTGAGCATCTCGGTACCCAGGCTGGCGGGGCTGTCGGTGACCGCGATGCCATCCAGGTAGGCCCGGCCGCTGTCGGCGAACTCGGGGCGGATCTCGATGCTGGTGAAGATTTTCTGCCGCGCCTTGTTCATGGCGATCAGGTCGCTGGTGGGGTCGATCTGGGCGAACAGAGCCAGCTTCTTCACGCCAGCGATTTCGACGTCTTCGGTCTTCAACGCAACGACGTCGCCATAGGCCCGGAAGGGGCTGTCGGGCAGGGTGCTGCGGTAATGCTCGAGCCAGACGCGGGCGGCGTAGGTGTTGGCGCTGTAGGTCTCGGCGGCATCGATCAGCCACTGGCGTTCGATCTGGCGGCCATCGGTGGTGGCGCCCTCAACGGCGACGCGAAAAAACTTGGAGCGAAATTTCTTGGCAGGGGTGTCGGTTTTGCCGGCCATGCGTTGATTCCTCGGTGCTGTGCTGATGGCGTTAGCGTTGAGGGCATGTTCGGCAGGCCGCTGCTGGCGGGCAACGAGCCGGCTTTGTAGGGCGCAGAGCTACAGAGCCCCGGGCTACAGGTGTTCGCGCGCGTGACGGCAGCATCGCCGCCATGACCGATACCGTTCAGATTCCGATCCGCGACAACCGCCGCCAGGCCAAATTTCTGTACTGGATGGGCTGGCGCATCACCGAAATCGCTGAGTTCCTGGGCGAGAAGGACCGCACGGTCCACAGCTGGAAGAGTCGCGACGAGTGGGACCGCTCGGACAACGTGGAGCGGATCGGCGGGGCGCTGGAAGCGCGCCTGGTGCAGCTGATCCTGAAGGACGCGAAGACCGGCGGTGACTTCAAGGAAATCGACCTGTTGCACCGCCAACTGGAGCGGCAGGCGCGAATCCAGCGCTTCCAGGGCGGCGGTACCGAGGCGGAACTCAACCCGAAGCTGGATGCGCGCAACGCCGGGCCGAAGAAGAAACCCAGCCGCAACGCGTTCAGCGAAGAGGAGGTCGAGCAGCTTACCCAGGCATTCATCGATGGCTGTTTCGGCTATCAGCTGGACTGGTACCGGGCGGGAAACCAGCGCACCCGGGCGATCCTGAAGAGCCGGCAGATTGGCGCCACGTTTTACTTCGCCCGCGAAGCGTTGATTGACGCCCTGGTCACCGGGCGTAACCAGATTTTCCTGTCCGCGTCGAAGAACCAGGCGCATATCTTCAAGGCGTACATCCAGGCGTTCGCCCGCGAGGTGTGCGGCGTTGAGCTGACGGGTGACCCGATCATTCTGGCCAACGGTGCCGAGCTGCACTTCCTGGGCACCAACGCGCGCACCGCGCAGGGCTACCACGGCAATTTCTACTTCGACGAATTCTTCTGGACGTTCAAGTTCAACGAGCTGAACAAGGTCGCCTCGGGCATGGCGATGCAGAAGCAGTACCGCCGGACTTATTTTTCAACGCCCTCGAGCATGGCCCATGAGGCTTACACGTTCTGGACGGGGGAGCGCTTCAACAAGGGCAAGCCCGCGGCGCAGCGGATCAGCGTTGATACCTCGCATGGCGCGCTACAGCAGGGGCGGCTGTGCGAAGACAAGATCTGGCGGCAGATCGTGACGATCCTCGACGCCGAGGCGCGTGGCTGTGATCTGTTCGACATCGATGAGCTGCGGCAGGAATACGCGGCTGATGCCTTCCAGAACCTGCTGATGTGCCAGTTCGTCGACGACGGGGCTTCTATCTTCCCGCTCCAGATGCTGCAGCCGTGCATGGTGGACAGCTGGGTGGTGTGGGGCGAGGACTATAAGCCGTTCGCCGCGCGCCCGCTGGGCGATCGCCAGGTGTGGGTGGGCTACGACCCCGCAGAAACCGGCGATACCGCTGGCCTGGTGGTGGTGGCACCGCCGGCTGTACCGGGCGGGAAATTCCGTGTGCTCGAGCGGCATCAGTTCCGCGGGATGGATTTCGCCGCCCAGGCCGAGACGATCCGCCAGGTCACGCGGCGCTACTGGGTGACGTACATCGGCATCGACGTGACCGGCATGGGCTCTGGCGTGGCGCAGTTGGTGCGGCAGTTCTTCCCCGGGCTGACGACGTTCAGCTACTCGCCGGAGGTGAAAACCCGCCTGGTGATGAAGGCGTGGGACGTGCTGCACAAGGGCAGGCTGGAGTTCGACGCCGGCTGGACCGATTTCGCCCAGGCGCTGATGGCCATCCGCAAGACGGTGACGGCCAGCGGCCGCCAATTCACCTACACCGCCGGGCGCACCGATAACACCGGCCACGCGGATCTGGCGTGGGCGCTCTTCCACGCATTGCACAACGAGCCGCTGGAGGGCCAGACCGGCACGAACAGCGGCTTCATGGAGACGTTCTGA